GATTGTGGTTTAGTCCATGATGTTGTTTGGTCTTATGACAAAAAAACCAAAGAATTAGGAATGGCGGTAAGAAGAAACAATCGTGCGACTGCTCAAAGACGCAGAAATATTAAGGCAAAAAAATGAAACCCGAAGAAGCAGCCCAAACGATACGAGACAAAGCCCCAGCTTACGGCGAGGCCAAAGCGCAGCGGGTTTATCTTGAGGAATTTAAGCGCACAAAGCGGGCGTTGCTGATGAAAGACGCGCTTGAAATGGGTTATGAGGCAGCAAACGCCCAAGAACGGGAGGCTTACGCCGACCCTGCTTACCAACAACTTATCAAGGGGCTGGCTGCGGCAATTGAAAAAGAGGAAACGCTGAAATGGGAGATTGAGGCGGCGCGTCTGGATATTGAGATATTCAGAAGTCGTGAAGCCACAAACCGGCTACAAGACAGGGCGCATCAGTGATAATCAAGCACCAATACGTCAGAAGCAAAAAACTGCTGAAGATGGTGGCAAGCCTTGACTGCCAAGCCTGCGGGTCGGGTCACATGGTGCAAGCCGCACACACAAACTGGGGTGGCGGCAAGGGCAGAGGAATCAAGGCGGATGACAATCTGGTGGCGGCTTTATGCTTGAAATGCCATTACGAGATTGACCAAGGGAAAACATTTAGCAAAGAGGAAAGGCAAGACTTATGGCAAGAGGCGCACCAAAAGACAGTAGCAGCACTGCAAGACCAGTGGCCCGCGGGAGTGCCGATGCCATGAAGATTGTGCAAAAGCCTGTGGATAAGTTGATACCTTATGTCAACAATAGCCGCACCCATAGCGATGAACAGGTGGCGCAGATTGCCGCAAGCATTAAGGAGTTCGGCTGGACAAACCCAATATTGGTTGACGGGGCGAACGGCATCATTGCAGGCCACGGGCGGCTGATGGCGGCAAGGAAGCTGGGATATACAGAAGTGCCAACGATTGAGCTAAAAGACCTGACTGAAACCCAGCGCAAGGCTTACATCATTGCTGATAACAGGCTGGCGCTTAACGCAGGCTGGGATAATGAAATGCTGACCATTGAGCTAAATGATTTGCTGGCAGATGGATTTGCCTTGGAAATGCTGGGCTTTGACCCCAAAGAGTTAAGCGCATTGCTTGAGCCTGAGGTATTGGAAGGGCTTACAGACGAAGATGCTGTTCCCGATGTGCCTGATGAATCAACCACCAAGTTGGGCGACATTTACCAGTTGGGCAACCACCGTTTGATGTGTGGGGATTCCACAAGCCTAGATGCTGTCACGAAACTTACAAGCGGGGGGGGGGGTAGATATGCTGTTAACTGACCCACCTTACAACGTTGCTTATGAAGGCAGCACAAAGGAAAAACTGACCATCAAAAACGACAATATGGCAAACGATCAGTTTCGTCAGTTTTTGAGAGATGCGTTTGTTACCGCTGACTTAGTGATGAAAGCTGGCGCAGTTTTTTACATTTGGCACGCTGATAGTGAAGGATTAAATTTTCGAGGTGCTTGCGTTGATGCTGGCTGGACTGTGCGCCAATGCCTGATTTGGAAAAAGTCCAGCTTAGTCATGGGGCGACAGGATTACCACTGGAAGCACGAGCCTTGTCTTTATGGATGGAAAGACGGTGCTGGACATCTTTGGGCGGCAGACCGTAAGCAAACCACCATTTTGGAATTTGATAAACCCAGCCGAAACGGAGAACACCCAACAATGAAACCAGTTGCGTTGTTTGAGTATCAAATGCTTAACAATACAAAAGGTGGTGACATCGTTTTGGATTTATTTGGTGGGAGCGGCACGACTTTATTGGCCGCAGAAAAGCATGGGAGACACGCTAGACTCATGGAATTAGACCCAAAGTATTGCGATGTCATCGTTAAGCGATGGGAAGACTTCACAGGCAAAAAAGCCGTTTTATTGACAGAAGCAGCAGAAACTGCTTAACATCGGGCAAATTCCCCTATATAAATGAATCCAGAACACAAACCCACAGACGAAACCCGCCGCCTGGTCGAATCCAGCAGCGGATTAGGCTTGCCTCACGAGTCAATCGCTTGTTTAGTCGGCATTGACGACAAGACCCTTCGGAAGCATTACAGGCATGAGCTGGACATGGGCAAAGCCAAAGCCAACGGGCAGATTGCCAAGACGCTATACAGCAAAGCCGTGGGTGGAGACACCACAAGCCTTATCTGGTGGACTAAAACACAAATGCGTTGGGCTGAAACTGTTAAGCAAGAGCACACTGGTGCAGATGGTTCGCCCCTGCTGTTCGAGCGCATCGAGCGTGTGGTGGTGGATGCAAAAAACACTGAAGATTGACACGCCGCGGTGGGCATTGCCACTGACAAGCCCAAGCCGATACAAGGGCGCATGGGGAGGTCGAGGGTCAGGAAAGTCTCACGCCTTTGCCGAGCTGATGATTGAAGAGCACATCATGGACTCAAGGCGCAGAAGCGTTTGCGTCCGTGAAATACAGAAGTCCCTTAACCAATCAGTCAAACGCCTGCTGGAAACCAAGATTGAAGCCATGAACGCTGGCGCTTACTTTGAAGTCCAGGATGCGGTTATTAAGTCCAAAAAAGGCGATGGGGCGATTATTTTCCAAGGGATGCAGAACCACACCGCCGACTCGATTAAGTCGCTGGAAGGGTACGACTGCGCTTGGGTGGAGGAAGCCCAATCACTCAGCCAGACCAGCCTTGACCTACTGAGGCCAACAATCCGCAAGCCTGACAGCGAATTGTGGTTTACATGGAATCCTCGCCAGCAATCCGACCCCGTAGATTTTCTGCTGCGTGGGCCAGAGCCGCCAGCCAGCGCAACGGTTATTAAGGTCAACTTTGGTGAGAATCCGTGGTTTCCACAAGTCCTGAAGGACGAAATGGAGTACGATAAACGGCGTGACCCTGACAAGTATCAGCACGTTTGGATGGGTCAATACCTGCGAAACAGCAGCAGTAGGGTATTTAGAAACTGGAAGATTGACGAATTTATCGCGCCTGATGATGCGATTCACCGGCTGGGTGCTGACTGGGGATTCTCGGTTGACCCAACAGTTTTGGTGCGCTGTCACATCATTGGGCGCACCCTGTACATTGATTACGAGGCTTACATGGTGGGCTGTGAAATCATCAACACACCTGAACTGTTCATGCAAGTGCCAGAGGCTGAAAAGTGGCCTATCGTTGCAGACTCAGCCCGACCAGAGACCATCAGTCACATGAAGAAAAATGGTTTCCCCAAAATAATGACCGCGGTTAAAGGACCAAAGTCAGTCGAGGAAGGCATCGAGTTCTTGAAGAACTACGACATCGTGGTTCATCCTCGCTGTATGCACACCATTGACGAGTTAAGCCTGTACAGTTATAAATCAGACCCATTGACGGGGCGAATCCTGCCCCAGCTCGAGGACAAAAAGAATCATGTGATCGATGCTTTGCGGTATGCGTGTGAGGGCATCAGGCGGTCAGCGGTCACAAAACCAGCCTCATTTACACCATTGCCCAATGTCAAACGCTGGTAGATAATCGACCCAAAAGGACACACATGGCACGAATACCCAATGACCAACGCCTAGCGAATTTACACGCTGAAGCCCTGCGCCAGTTCAACGATATACAAACTGCCCTGCGGGATGAACGCCTCCAGTGCTTGCAAGACAGACGGTTTTATTCCCTTTGCGGTGCTCAGTGGGAAGGCCCACTCTACGACCAATACGAAAACAAACCCAAGTTTGAGGTCAACAAAATCATGTTGGCGGTTATTCGCATCGTCAACGAGTACCGCAATAACCGCATTACCGTTGACTATGTAAGCAAAGATGGCTCAGAGAACGACAGATTGGCCGAAGTCTGTGATGGCCTGTACCGAGCTGACGAACAGGCATCGGTGGCTGATGAGGCTTACGACAACGCCTTTGAGGAAGCGGTGGGCGGTGGCATTGGCGCATGGCGACTGCGTACAGTCTACGAAGATGAAGAAGACCCAGAGAATGAACGCCAGCGCATCAGATTCGAGCCAATCTTTGATGCCGACTCAAGCGTGTTCTTTGACTTGAACGCCAAGCGGCAAGACAAGTCGGATGCCAAATATGCCTTTGTGGTCACCAGCATGACCCGCGAGAGTTACAAGGAAATCTACAACGATGACCCAACTGATTGGCCTAAGATTATTCACCAGTACGAGTTTGACTGGGCGACACCAGACGTAGTCTTTGTGGCTGAGTATTACAAGGTTGAGGAAAAGACCGAGGTTATCCGCATATTCGAAGCCATTGATGGAACTGAGGAACGCTATACCCAAACGGACTTTGCGAACGATGAGACGTTAGAGGAAACCCTGATGGCAGTCGGCACAAGGGAAGTTCGGCAGAAACGCATCAAGCGGATGCGGGTTCGCAAATACATTATGTCGGGCGGTAAGGTGCTGGAGGACGCAGGCTATATTGCAGGCAAGAACATTCCCGTGGTCGTGGTCTACGGCAAGCGGTGGTTTGTGGACAACATCGAGCGTTGCATGGGTGCTGTGCGCCTGGCTAAAGATGCTCAGCGCCTGAAGAACATGCAACTGTCCAAGCTGGGCGAGATTAGCGCACTGTCCAGCATCGAGAAACCCATCATGACCCCTGAACAAGTCGCTGGGCATCAAGTGATGTGGGCAGAGGACAATCTGCGGGATTACCCTTATTTACTGATTAACCCTGTGACTGGGGCTGATGGCGGTACTCAGATTAGTGGGCCGGTGGCTTACACACGGTCGGCACAAATACCGCCTGCAATGGCGGCACTGTTGCAAATCACCGAGCAGGATATGCAAGACATTTTGGGCAACCCGCAAGGGGCTGACAAGATGGTGTCAGGCGTATCAGGTAAAGCGGTGGAAATGATTCAAACCCGTGTGGATATGCAGACGTTCATTTACATGAGCAACTTTGCCAAGGGCATGAAGCGATGCGGCGAGATATGGCTCGGCATGGCAAAGGAAATCTATACCGAAGACAAGCGCAAGATGAAAACTATTGCGCCTACTGGTGAGGCTGGCATGGTCGAACTGATGCAACCCACGATTGACACCGAGACTGGTGCTGTCGTGATGGCAAATGACCTATCCAGTGCCACATTTGATGTGGTTGCCGATGTTGGCCCATCGTCCAGCAGTAAACGTGCGGCTACGGTCAGAGCGTTGACAGGGATGCTGCAAATCACCCAAGACCCTGAGACAGCACAAGTCCTGACTGCAATGGCGATGATGAACATGGAAGGCGAGGGCGTTGGGGATGCAAATGCTTATTTCCGCAAGAAGTTACTGCGGATGGGTGTTGTCCAGCCAACCGATCAAGAGGCCGAACAGTTGATGGCTGAAATGCAAGGGCAAACCCAAGACCCGAACGCTGTATTCCTGCAAGCGGCGGCTGAAGAAGCAATCGCTAAAGCAGCCAAAGCCAGAGCGGATACCGTGGAAACTGTGGCGGCGGCAGAACTCAAACGGGCGCAGACTCTGGAAACTTTGGGCAAAGTCCAAGAGAACGCACAGAACATGGCATTGACAAATACCGAGGCAGTCCAACAAATCCTGCAAGGGCAGATTGTTCAGCCTGTTGTCAGGTAAGAAAAAAAGTACGACAATTAAAACAACGGTTACCACCCAGCCGTGCAAAGTGGGTGAGTTGAATGGGGTCAAAGATGAATCAAAAGGCAGTAATTGATGGCAATGAACCTGAAGTAGAAGAGGAAATCGAAGTCAGCGAACCCGTTGATGAGATTGAAGATACTGAAGAAGTTGTTGTCAGCATTGGTGAGGAAGCGCCACCTCCCGAAGAGCACACTCCCGCGCCTGAATGGGTAAAAGAGTTGCGTAAGACGAACCGAGAACTGCAACGGCAGAATCGTGAACTGCAAGCAAGGGTTCAAGCCGCACCACCTGAGACCAAGCCAGTGGTGATAGGTAATAAGCCCAAGTTAGAAGATCACGACTATGACGCTGACAAGTACGAGGAAGCATTGGCAAATTGGTTTGAGCGCAAGCGACAAGCCGATGAAGTCAACGCCAGGCAAGAAGCTGAAGTTATGAATCAGCAGAAAGCATGGCAAGCCAAGTTGGATGGTTACGGCAAGGCGAAAGCCGAGCTAAGAGTGAAGGATTTTGAAGATGCTGAAGAACTGGCTCAACAAGTTTTTTCTATCACCCAGCAAGGCGTTTTGCTGCAAGGTGCGGATAACCCTGCACTCGTTGTTTACGCACTTGGTAAGAACCCTGCAAAGGCTAAAGAGTTGGCTGAAATCAAAGACCCCGTAAAGTTTGCCTTTGCGGTAGCAAAACTGGAGAAAGACTTGAAAGTTACAAATCGCAGGCAAGCACCCGCACCCGAAAGAATCGTTACAGGAACTGGACGATCATCTGGTGCGGTGGACTCAACACTTGAACGGCTGAGAGAAGAAGCGGCTCGTACTGGAAACATGACGAAAGTCATTGCCTACAAAGCGCAGAAACGAACAGCTACTAAATAAACCAATTAGGAGTTTTCCATGAGCAATTCATTCAGTAAAGAAGAGCGCGTAGCGTTCGAGGACATTCTCGAAGGCTTTAACGATGCTTTGGTGCTGTCCCGCAACGTGTCCATCTACAACACAGATGGCTCGATGATGGAGCGCACCAACAACGTCATCTATCGTCCACAGCCTTACATCGCACAGTCGTACGATGGTATGGATCAGACCAACAACTTCACGGCTTACACACAGCTTTCCGTCCCAGCGACACTCGGCTTTCAAAAGTCTGTGCCGTTCATCTTGGATGCATTGGAATTGCGTGATGCACTGCAAGAGGGTCGCCTGGGCGAAGCTGCAAAGCAGAAACTGGCATCCGACATTAACATCGCCATAATGAATACTGCCGCAAACCTCGGCTCGTTGGTGGTCACTGTCAGCACAGCCGCGGGTGACTATGACGACATCGCACTGTGCGACTCGATCATGAACGAGCAGGGCGTCCAAGCCTTCGATCGTTACCTGGCCCTGTCCTCACGCGACTACAACGGCATCGCTGGCAACATCGCTGGTGGTACTGGTACAACCGCATCTGTTGCCCGTAGTTTTGCTGGTAACAAGTCAAACAATGCGTTTGAGCGTTCTTTTGTTGGTA